TTTATTCAACAAAGCCTAACGTAGATTGAAACAATATGTATTATTGATTGAGTAAACGGGATTATTCTTCACACTACATCCATTTTAGTGTCACTACCAAAGAAAAAGGGGCTACGTTTTCATGTAACCCCTTGATTTATTTGGTGGGCTGGCAGTGACTGAATTGGTGCTGTAATTGGTTGAAATATTTCATCTAATGTCTGGTTCAACTTTCCTTAGCTGCCTGAAAGTTTTTTGATCTTACCCAGCAATAACAGCGTTACGGTGCACCACGCCTGACTGAAGAACTGCGTGCTCAGGGTTACCACTTCAACGTAAAACCGTGGCAGGAGGTCCGGACTGAAAAAACTGGTCAGGACATCATCGGCAGGGAACGCACTGCTAGTCTGTAAACTGAACCGACTGGGGCGCAGTATGTGGCATCTTGTCGTGCTGTTGGAGGAGCTGTGCGAACGTGGTATTAACTTTCGTGCTCTGGCCCAATCTATATTTGCCCAACAATGGGGGGACGAATGCTGTAAAAGTAAAACAATCTGCGATCTCAAAGTTATTGTGTGATTTTTATGTGAGCAGAAGATATTCATCAGAAACGATTATGTAAATCATTTTATTTTGCCAACGGCCTCATTGTCGAAAGAAAAGAATACGCCCGTATTTCCTGAATGGATTGACTTTTTTATCCAACCACACTTCAGCGCACTGCGTTTAAAAAATGCCTCATTCTTATGCGGAATATCATCATTTCATCATGATGTCTTTGATGAGCGGTGAACACAATACACTTGCGCTGTCTCTTCAGGATGAATCCCCTGGTCTGGTGCCTGTGGGCTGATGTTGCAGCAAAGCTAAGGTCGCTTAAACGCTACTCAGTATTCACTTTTCAGAGGATGAAATTTATGAACAGGACCAGTCCCTATTATTGTCGCCGCTCAGTACTTTCCTTATTGATATCTGCCTTGATATATGCCCCGCCCGGGATGGCTGCCTTCACTACTAATGTTATTGGTGTGGTAAACGATGAGACTGTAGATGGCAACCAAAAAGTGGATGAACGAGGTACAACAAATAACACTCATATTATCAACCATGGCCAGCAGAATGTTCATGGCGGGGTATCTAATGGAAGTCTTATTGAATCTGGTGGATATCAAGATATAGGAAGTCATAACAATTTTGTGGGGCAGGCTAATAATACAACCATTAACGGTGGCAGACAGTCAATTCATGACGGGGGTATTTCCACAGGTACGACAATCGAGAGTGGCAATCAGGACGTTTATAAAGGGGGTATCAGCAATGGAACGACAATTAAGGGCGGTGCTTCACGCGTAGAGGGAGGGAGTGCGAATGGAATACTCATTGATGGTGGTAGCCAGATAGTAAAAGTTCAAGGGCATGCTGATGGTACAACGATAAATAAGTCTGGCTCTCAGGACGTAGTACAAGGAAGTCTGGCAACGAACACAACCATAAATGGTGGTCGACAGTATGTTGAACAGAGCACAGTAGAAACAACAACCATTAAAAATGGCGGTGAGCAAAGAGTATATGAGAGCCGTGCGCTGGACACGACGATTGAAGGCGGAACTCAGTCTCTGAATAGTAAGTCAACGGCAAAAAATACGCATATCTATTCTGGTGGCACGCAAATTGTTGATAACACCAGCACCTCGGATGTTATTGAAGTTTATTCTGGTGGCGTGCTTGATGTTAGTGGTGGTACGGCAACAAATGTTACCCAGCACGATGGTGCAATTTTAAAAACTAACACTAACGGTACGACGGTGAGCGGTACGAATAGTGAAGGTGCATTCTCCATCCACAATCACGTGGCAGACAATGTGTTGCTGGAAAACGGTGGTCATTTAGACATAAACGCATATGGTTCGGCAAACAAGACGATTATTAAAGATAAAGGAACAATGTCAGTTTTAACCAATGCTAAAGCTGATGCGACCCGAATAGATAATGGCGGGGTTATGGATGTTGCAGGAAACGCGACAAATACCATAATTAATGGTGGCACACAGAATATTAATAATTATGGCATAGCCACAGGCACCAATATCAACAGCGGAACGCAAAATATCAAAAGCGGCGGGAAAGCTGACACAACAATTATATCCTCCGGGAGCCGGCAGGTTGTTGAGAAAGATGGTACGGTAATTGGCAGCAATATTAGCGCCGGAGGCTCGCTGATTGTCTATACCGGCGGTATTGCACATGGGGTTAACCAGGAGACGGGCAGTGCTTTAGTTGCCAACACGGGTGCAGGGACTGATATCGAAGGATACAACAAGCTCTCTCACTTCACTATTACCGGAGGGGAGGCTAATTATGTTGTGCTGGAAAATACCGGCGAACTGACGGTAGTGGCTAAAACCTCGGCGAAAAATACTACCATTGATACTGGCGGTAAGCTGATTGTCCAGAAGGAGGCTAAAACAGATAGCACCAGACTTAATAATGGCGGCGTTCTGGAGGTTCAGGACGGTGGTGAGGCTAAGCATGTTGAGCAACAATCCGGCGGCGCATTAATTGCTTCCACGACCTCCGGAACACTTATCGAAGGAACCAACAGTTATGGTGATGCTTTCTACATCAGGAATTCAGAAGCTAAAAATGTAGTGCTGGAAAACGCTGGCTCATTAACAGTCGTCACTGGTTCCCGGGCAGTTGACACGATTATTAATGCCAACGGCAAAATGGATGTTTATGGAAAAGATGTTGGCACTGTACTCAATAGTGCTGGCACCCAAACAATATATGCCAGTGCCACTTCTGATAAAGCAAATATCAAAGGTGGCAAGCAAACGGTATATGGTTTAGCCACTGAAGCAAATATCGAAAGTGGTGAACAAATTGTTGATGGTGGGTCAACAGAGAAAACACACATCAATGGTGGCACGCAAACCGTTCAGAATTATGGTAAGGCAATCAATACCGATATCGTCTCTGGCCTACAACAAATTATGGCAAACGGGACAGCGGAAGGTTCCATTATTAATGGGGGTTCACAGGTAGTTAATGAGGGCGGTCTGGCTGAAAACTCGGTGCTTAATGACGGCGGCACACTCGATGTGCGGGAGAAAGGCAGCGCAACGGGGATACAGCAGAGTAGCCAGGGCGCTTTGGTTGCAACCACCAGGGCGACGCGGGTCACAGGAACACGCGCGGATGGCGTCGCGTTCAGCATCGAGCAGGGTGCGGCGAACAATATCCTGCTGGCAAATGGCGGCGTGTTAACCGTGGAGTCAGACACCTCTTCTGACAAAACACAGGTCAATATGGGCGGACGGGAGATCGTCAAAACAAAAGCCACTGCGACAGGCACGACGCTCACCGGCGGTGAACAAATTGTCGAGGGTGTGGCGAATGAGACAACAATTAACGACGGCGGAATACAAACAGTTTCAGCTAACGGAGAGGCAATAAAAACAAAGATCAATGAAGGCGGTACGCTGACAGTCAACGATAATGGCAAAGCGACAGATATCGTCCAGAACAGCGGTGCCGCTCTCCAGACGAGCACGGCTAACGGTATTGAAATCAGCGGTACTCACCAGTACGGTACTTTTTCCATTTCCGGCAATTTAGCGACCAATATGTTGCTGGAAAATGGCGGTAATTTATTGGTATTAGCAGGTACCGAAGCTCGCGACTCCACGGTTGGCAAGGGTGGGGCAATGCAAAACCTGGGTCAGGACTCCGCCACAAAGGTTAACTCTGGCGGGCAATATACCCTTGGGCGGTCAAAAGATGAGTTTCAGGCTCTGGCCCGGGCAGAAGATCTCCAGGTCGCTGGCGGTACGGCAATCGTCTACGCAGGTACGCTGGCGGATGCATCGGTCAGTGGCGCGACAGGAAGCCTGTCGTTAATGACGCCACGGGATAATGTTACGCCAGTTAAACTCGAAGGGGCGGTCCGGATTACCGATAGCGCGACATTGACTCTGGGAAATGGCGTCGATACCACGCTTGCCGACCTGACGGCTGCCAGCCGGGGCAGTGTCTGGCTTAACAGCAATAATTCCTGTGCAGGTACCAGCAACTGCGAATATAGAGTAAACAGTTTGCTACTCAACGACGGTGATGTTTATTTGTCAGCACAAACAGCAGCGCCTGCCACAACTAACGGTATCTACAATACGCTGACAACCAATGAACTTTCCGGTAGCGGTAATTTCTACCTGCATACCAACGTTGCAGGCTCCCGGGGCGATCAACTGGTCGTCAACAACAACGCCACTGGTAATTTTAAAATCTTTGTTCAGGATACCGGCGTCAGCCCACAGTCTGACGACGCGATGACGCTGGTGAAAACAGGGGGAGGGGATGCTTCGTTTACGCTGGGCAATACCGGCGGTTTCGTTGATCTTGGGACCTATGAGTATGTCCTGAAAAGTGACGGCAACAGCAACTGGAACCTGACCAATGATGTCAAACCCAACCCGGACCCCATCCCAAATCCAAAGCCAGACCCAAAACCCGATCCAAAGCCAGACCCAAATCCAAAACCAGACCCTACTCCCGATCCAACGCCGACACCCGTTCCGGAGAAACGCATTACGCCTTCTACGGCAGCCGTACTCAATATGGCAGCAACATTACCGTTGGTATTTGATGCTGAGCTAAACAGTATTCGCGAGCGGTTGAACATAATGAAAGCGAGTCCACACAACAATAATGTCTGGGGGGCGACGTATAACACCCGTAATAATGTCACCACCGATGCGGGTGCCGGGTTTGAGCAGACGCTGACCGGAATGACAGTGGGGATCGACAGCCGTAATGATATTCCTGAAGGAATTACCACGCTAGGCGCTTTTATGGGCTATTCCCATTCACATATCGGTTTTGATCGCGGAGGACATGGCAGTGTGGGCAGTTATTCTCTGGGCGGCTATGCCAGTTGGGAACATGAAAGTGGTTTCTATCTGGACGGTGTCGTGAAGCTGAACCGTTTTAAAAGTAACGTAGCAGGTAAAATGAGCAGCGGTGGAGCCGCCAATGGCAGTTACCACAGCAACGGGCTGGGCGGTCACATTGAAACCGGGATGCGATTTACCGATGGTAACTGGAACCTGACGCCGTATGCATCGTTAACGGGGTTCACCGCTGATAACCCCGAATATCATTTATCCAATGGCATGAAATCGAAATCAGTCGATACCCGCAGTATATATCGTGAACTGGGCGCAACGCTGAGTTACAACATGCGTCTGGGGAACGGTATGGAAGTTGAGCCGTGGCTGAAGGCGGCTGTGCGCAAAGAATTTGTCGATGATAACCGGGTGAAAGTGAATAGTGACGGTAATTTCGTCAATTATTTGTCGGGCAGACGTGGAATATACCAGGCAGGTATTAAAGCCTCATTCAGCAGTACGTTAAGCGGGCATCTTGGGGTGGGGTATAGCCATAGTGCCGGTGTGGAATCCCCGTGGAACGCGGTAGCTGGTGTGAACTGGTCGTTCTGACCATCAACGAAAAAGCCCACATCTGTGGGCTTTCATGTTACCAGGAGCCGCGGCTCCTTTGCGTATCCTTTTATGTCTCCTCACCGTCTGGTCGGTGTTTTGCTGAGACTTCTAACTTACTGTTTTTGTTGGTGTTGTCCTTACACCGTCCAATCATGATTGGTGGAGCTGGCGGGAGTTGAACCCGCGTCCGAAATTCCTACATACCATTTTTACTATAACAAAAACATGAACTTATGTTTAAAATCAGTGTGTTAGTATTATTTTGTGTTTGTCTGTTTTACGCATTTTTAATGCTCTGCCGCCAAAATGCCGCCACTGGTTTTGCTTGGGAGACTTATTCAGGCTTTAATTTATTGATAATAGAATCTACCATTTTAATGCCTGCCTCATTGACTATGACTGAATTGACTACTCTATCAAAATAGTCTTCTATATGGTGGGAAAATAGGAAAGCAGCACTTGATGGTTTTTTGTTCTTTTCAACTGCAGATTGCAAGACTTCATGAGGCGGAATTTTAAACCTTTTGCATGATGCAATGAGATATTCAAACTCTTCAAATGATAGACAAAAAATATTCTCTGTAGGGATATGATAGTTATGTTTAAACTTGTCATATATCTTATTCATCTCATCTTTAGCATAAGTATTAGCTAGGATACTACCATTGCCTAAGAAAAGGTTTTTATATGTAATGCAAATGATATATGAGTTAGCCCTGAATGGAGCTATTATTCGCTCATTAGAGTATATTTCTCGATTAACTTCGTGAGATTGTTCGATTGCTTTTAATACCGATTTCTTTATTTTTCCTGCAATATCCTCAGGGCGTAATGTTACCATGCCTTTTTGGTGTATCTCAACGCCTTTAGCATCAATGAAAATATTTGCCTCAGTATGTGGAATGAAATAATCAACTACTTTATTATCTTTAGGTAGTCGTTCTTTAAGGTATTTTTCGTTATGAAAATCAATTTCGCTTTCTTTTAGTATTAATTCCAGTGCATTTTCAAATACATTTCCAAAGCTATCCATGAACTTCTCGGCATCAGTTCTTCTTAAAAGATCATATATGAACGTCTGTATGCTTGTTGAAGTCAGTTGTGTGTGTATCTGAAAATACTCTGAACCTTTTTTTATTAATGGTTTTTCAAGAAAAGGTGATGATGAGTAGTATTCAAGCAAAGGTTTATCATAGGTTTTAGATTTGCAAAATGTAGATAGTTCATTGTAATTTATTGATATTGCATCAAGAAATTTCTCAATGGTATTTCTAGGAATGATGTCAAATAATATAGTAAATGTATCTACATTCATTTTTCTCACGGGATGCTCTTCTGTTATGTGAGTTATTAATATGTAAGATAGCTTAAGAAAGTCTTCGATAGATACATTCGTGATAGTAAAAAAACTTGTCTTTATTTTATGGTTTTTTTCAAGTTCTGAAAATAGAAAGACTTGTCTGCTAATTGTGTTTAGAGCGTCAATTTTCTGGTAGATTCCTTGTTGGTATAGATTATTTCTAATGAAGAAATGCATGCCATTCTTCCTCTCAAGACCGATAGGAATAATGTTCAAGGTTTCATAAGTTTTTTGGAAGAGTTTTATTGATTGATTTTTATCGAGGATTTTGAATTTTTTATTCTTGCCAGTTACTGACGCAGACCACTTTAGACATAAATTAACAATCCAAGGCATGTGTCGTAACATGTGGATATTATCTTCAAATTTTTGTAAGTTATATTGCATACAGAATTCGATAAATAAATCAGGGGAATAACCTTGGATTTCTGAACGAATAGCATCCATTCTTAACTTTGCAACCGCATCAGATTGAATATCTAATTTTTGAATCACAATAGGTCTCCACTACAAATTATAAAGAGGATTTTTAGTCACCGCGTCTTCAAGGTGATCGGGCGAAAAGTGGGCGTAAATCATGGTCATTTTTATATCGGCATGACCCAAAATATCACGCAGTACCAGTATGTTTCCGCCGTTCATCATAAAGTGACTGGCGAATGTATGGCGAAGCACGTGGGTGCATTGGCCCTCCGGTAGGTCAATACCGGCCCGCTTTACTGCCCGCTCAAAGGCTTTTCTGCATGGCGTGAATAACTTTCCTCTGTTTTTGGGGAGTTCATCATACAGATCCTGAGATATCGGCACAGTACGGTTTTTCTTGCCTTTTGTTTTTGTATAAGTAATTCGGTATTTCGATATTTGATGGCCCTGCAGATTTTCGGCTTCACTCCACCGTGCGCCAGTAGCCAGGCATATTTTTGCAATCATTAGTAAGCTAGGGCTTTGAGATTCAGCACATGCCGCCAACAGGCGCTTGATTTCGTCCGTGGAAAGAAAAGCCAGCTCACCTTCGGCAATTTTAAAGGTCGGAAGTCCTGCCAGCGGGTTTGGTGCTGACCAGTGTCCTAGTTTTTTTAATGTACCGAACACAGATGATAGATTGCGCTGTTCAAGGTTTACCGTGCGGGGCTTAACGGGCGACATCAGCGTGCCATCTTCATTTCGCACTTCACCTTTTAGCCTTGCTTCGCGGTATTTCGTAAAGTCACCGGCAGTCAGCTCTGAAGCGATGGGATCGCCCAGACCATTACAGATAATTCCAAGTTTCGCCATGAGTCGCTTGGGGTCTGCGAGTGTTTGACCATACAGGGAATACCACAGCTCAATTAATTCTGATAGGTGTCGCCGATCTTCCTTTTCTCCCAGCCAAGGTTTCTTGTTTACCTCGTCCATGGTGAAATTCTCAAACGCAATGGCTTCGCCTTTCGTCGCAAATTGTTTGCGTACGCGTTTGCCATCTCGCCCGTTTGGGTAGCATTCACATAACCACTTTCCGTTCGGCTGTTTTCTGATGGTCATATCAAAGGCTCTTAATGATTTTCAGTGCGCGGCCTATTACCTCAATGTCATCCAGTTCGCACTCAAACGATGAATCATCCTGATGCACTACTAATCTGTTTCCCGGGAGTCGTGTCAATTTTACAATGCTTTTTATCCCGTCGATGTCCACTAACCACGTACCATTTACTGGTGGTGTTTGGTTGCGATCTATTAAATAAGAATCACCAGAAGTAGTCACCAGCAGCAGGTTGCTTGAGTCTGAGGGGAGTATGCTGCTATCAATGATTGCTTTTCCAGCATCGATCAGCAAACCTCCGTTGAGAGTTGCCTTGTCAATTTCAGGAGATACAAGCTCCGAAAGAGGTTTAACTTTGCTAGAGTTCACGGAATTGATATTTTTTTTAGGGTCAATGTTTGAACCTGGATCGCCCTGTCCGGTAGTTAGCCACAGTAAAGAAACTCCTGTTTCCAAAGCGCACTGAATCACCCATTCTGCAGGAAAACTATCTCTTAAGTATCTGTTTGCCATAGTGCTTTTTGATGCGCCCAAGTGATCGCAAAGTTGCTGTCTGGACTTGAAATCATAGGCTGCCATTAGCCTATGGATAGCCTCTCTTCCCCCTGTATTCTCGCCAGCTTTTACTTGTATCATTTTTTAATCCTGTTGACGTATCAAATATTGGATCGTAGTATCTTGGTGTATCAAATATTGAATCAAATAAAACAAGATAAAACGACGTAAACCAAACCTTAATCGAGAGATACTGCACTATGAGCAACGACATTTCAATTCGTGTACCAAAAGTGATGGCGACACCAGCTGAGTTCGCGGAATGGGAAGGCCGCTCTCGCGGTTCGGTATATCAAATGATTCATAATGGTAAACTCGCTAAATTCTTGGAAAGAAAAGAAAAACCGAAAGACAGAGTATGTATACGTTACCTTGAGTACAAAAAGGAACAAGTCAGGAAAAACATGGGCCAATCCAATTTCAACTTTAATGTCATCGTTGGTGACTAAGTTCAATTATGAGAACTTTCTAAGGGGGCAGCATGTTTGATTACAAGATTTCCAAACATCCGCATTTTGATGAAGCCTGTAGAGCTTTTGCACTACGTCACAATATGGCAAAGCTGGCAGAACGTGCAGGAATGAATGTTCAGACACTGCGAAACAAACTCAATCCAGATCAACCGCATCAGCTCACCGCACCAGAAATCTGGTTGCTTACCGATCTGACTGAAGATTCAACGTTGGTAGACGGTTTTCTGGCACAGATTCATTGTCTGCCATGTGTTCCGATTAATGAGGTGGCAAAAGAGAAACTGCCGCATTACGTCATGAGTGCAACTGCAGAGATCGGGCGTGTTGCTGCAGGTGCGGTATCTGGCGATGTAAAAACCAGTGCAGGTCGTCGTGATGCTATCAGCAGCATTAACTCTGTAACACGACTGATGGCGCTGGCGGCTGTTTCATTGCAGGCCCGTTTACAGGCTAATCCTGCGATGGCAAGTGCAGTTGATACTGTAACTGGCCTCGGTGCGTCATTCGGTTTGCTGTGAGGTGCTTATGCTGACGAAAGAACCATCATTTGCATCGCTGCTGGTAAAACAAAGCCCGGCAATGCACTACGGTCACGGCTGGATCATGGGGGAGGATGGTAAACGCTGGCATCCGTGCCGTTCACAAGATGAATTGCTGGCAGAACTATCTACGAAAAAACGGGGGAACAAATGGCTATTGAAGGCGCTGCGGCGACTGTTCCATTAAGCCCCGGTGAACGCCTGAATGGACTTAACCATATTGCGGAGTTAAGGGCGAAAGTATTTGGCCTGAATATTGAGTCAGAGCTTGAGCGGTTTATTAAAGATATGCGTGATCCACGGGATATCAATAACGAACAAAATAAACGGGCACTGGCTGCTATATTCTTTATGGCAAAAATTCCAGCTGAACGTCATAGCATCAGCATTAATGAGCTGACCACTGACGAAAAGCGGGAGTTGATTAAAGCAATGAATCATTTTCGTGCAGTGGTGAGCTTATTTCCAAGACGGCTAACCATGCCGAATTAACCAACTAATGAAATTAATGGCGTAAACCCGCCGGGTATCCCTTTATCTAAATTCAGGAGAATTGATTATGCGTAATATTGAAACCCTCACGACTAAAACCGGACCGGATGATGCAGGGCTTAATATTTTACTGACAGAGGCTCGTCTGGAAGAACGCCGGGCAAGGGCTGAAGCAATGGCAGCTCGCCTTGATAGCCTGGCGTGTCATATCACATCCCGCCAGCTAAACCACGTCGAAGCAGCAGAACTACTGCGTGTAACTGCTGAAGCAATCCAGAACGAAGCGCAGGAGATCCACTAATGGCTGATGCAATGGATCTTGTACAGCAGCGCGTTGAAGAAGAACGCCAGCGCCATATCCGTGCTGCCCGTGCCAAAACGCCGGGCGTGTCCCGCGTGCTTTGCATTGAGTGTGAAGCGCCAATTCCGCCAGCACGCCGCCGCGCCATTCCAGGTGTGCAGCTTTGCATTACCTGTCAGGAAATCGCAGAGCTGAAAGGCAAACATTACAACGGAGGTGCTGTATGAGCACCATCCTGAAATGGGCGGGAAATAAAACCGCCATTATGTCCGAACTGAAAAAACACCTTCCTGCTGGCCCGCGACTGGTTGAACCTTTCGCGGGTTCCTGTGCTGTGATGATGGAGACGGATTACCCCAGCTATCTGGTTGCGGATATTAATCCTGATTTAATCAACCTCTATAAAAAGGTTGCCGCTGATTGTGAATCGTTTATATCTCGCGCCAGAGTTTTATTTGAGATCGCAAACAGGGAGGTGGCTTATTACAACATAAGGCAGGAGTTTAATTACTCTACTGAAATTACTGATTTCATGAAAGCGGTATATTTCCTGTATCTCAATCGTCACGGTTACCGTGGTTTATGTCGCTATAACAAGAGCGGGCATTTCAACATTCCCTACGGTAATTATAAAAATCCGTATTTCCCTGAAAAAGAAATTCGCGCATTTGCAGAAAAAGCCCAGCGGGCAACGTTTATCTGCGCCAGCTTTGATGAAACGCTGGCGATGTTGAAGGCGGGGGATGTGGTGTATTGCGATCCGCCGTATGACGGCACGTTTTCCGGTTATCACACTGACGGCTTCACTGAAGATGACCAGTATCACCTGGCATCCGTTCTTGAACATCGGTCATCAGAAGGACATCCGGTCATTGTTTCTAACAGTGACACATCCCTGATCCGTTCGCTGTATCGCAATTTTACTCACCACTACATCAAGGCAAAACGCAACATCGGTGTGGCAGCTGGCGAGGGTAAATCAGCAACAGAAATCATTGCTGTTTCCGGGCCGCGCTGCTGGGTGGGATTTGATTATTCGCGTGGCGTGGACAGTTCTGCCGTGTACGGAGTACGTGCATGAGTCATGCCGATATGAACAACTGCTGCGGCTTTAACGAGGCTGCCGCAGCATTCTCATGGAACAGCCCGAAAAAGGCCATTAACCCTTATCTGGACCCGGCGGAAGTTGCGCCGGTTTCTGCGCTTTCAAACCTGATCACTCTGTACGCTGCCGATAACGAGCAGGAACAACTGCGCCGCGAGGCACTGAGTGATCAGGTCTGGGAGCGTTATTTCTTTAATGAATCCCGTGATCCTGTCCAGCGCGAAATGGAGCAGGATAAGCTAATTAGCCGGGCAAAGCTGGCGCATGAGCAGCAGCGTTTTAATCCAGACATGGTCATTCTGGCGGATGTCAACGCCCAGCCTTCCCATATCAGCAAGCCGCTGATGCAACGTATTAAATACTTCAGCAACCTGGGCAGGCCAAAGGCTTATTCCCGCTATTTGCGTGAGACGATTAAGCCATGCCTGGAACGACTGGAGCATGTACGCGACAGCCAGCTATCTGCATCTTTTCGTTTTATGGCAAGCCATGAAGGGCTGGACGGTCTGCTGATCCTGCCTGAAATGAGTCAGGATCAGGTGAAACGCCTGTCCACCCTTGTCGCTGCGCATATGAGCATGTGTCTTGATGCCGCTTGTGGTGATTTGTACGCCTCCGATGATGTTAAGCCGGAAGAAATCCGCAAGACATGGGAAAAGGTGGCAGCAGAAACCCTGCGACTGGATGTCATACCGCCTGCGTTTGAGCAACTCCGCCGGAAAAGAAACCGCCGCAAACCTGTGCCCTATGAACTCATTCCGGGTTCGCTGGCGCGTATGCTGTGCGCCGACTGGTGGTATCGGAAATTATGGAAGATGCGTTGCGAATGGCGGGAAGAGCAGTTGCGTGCTGTCTGTCTGGTCAGCAAAAAAGCATCTCCCTATGTCAGCTATGAAGCCGTGATGCATAAACGTGAGCAGCGCCGTAAGTCGCTGGAGTTTTTCCGTTCTCATGAACTGGTGAACGAAGACGGCGACACGCTGGACATGGAGGATGTGGTAAACGCCAGCAGCAGCAACCCTGCGCATCGCCGCAATGAGATGATGGCCTGTGTTAAAGGCCTGGAGCTTATCGCGGAAATGCGCGGTGACTGCGCCGTTTTCTACACCATCACCTGTCCGTCACGTTTCCATTCCACGCTAAATAACGGCAGGCCCAACCCGACCTGGACAAATGCGACGGTAAGACAAAGCAGTGATTATCTGGTTGGCATGTTTGCTGCATTTCGTAAGGCGATGCACAAAGCCGGATTGCGCTGGTATGGCGTGCGGGTGGCTGAGCCGCATCATGACGGTACAGTTCACTGGCACCTGTTGTGTTTTATGCGCAAAAAAGATCGCCGCGCCATTACTGCTTTGTTGCGTAAGTTTGCCATTCGTGAAGACCGCGAGGAGCTGGGGAATAACACGGGACCACGCTTTAAGTCTGAGTTGATTAACCCGCGCAAAGGAACGCCGACAAGCTACATCGCGAAATATATCAGTAAGAACATTGACGGGCGTGGTCTGGCTGGCGAGATCAGCAAGGAAACGGGTAAATCCCTGCGTGATAACGCTGAATACGTGAATGCCTGGGCGTCTCTGCATCGTGTTCAGCAATTCCGCTTCTTTGGCATTCCGGGGCGTCAGGCTTACCGTGAACTGCGATTGCTGGCTGGTCAGGCGGCAAGGCAACAGGGTGACAAAAAAGCAGGTGCGCCGGTACTGGATAACCCGCGGCTTGATGCAATCCTGGCTGCTGCTGATGCTGGTTGTTTTGCCACCTACATCATGAAGCAGGGCGGCGTACTGGTTCCCCGTAAATATCACCTCATCAGAACTGCTTATGAAATCAACGAAGAGCCGACCGCCTATGGCGATCACGGCATTCGTATTTATGGCATCTGGTCACCTATTGCAGAGGGCAAGATCTGCACTCATGCCGTGAAGTGGAAAATGGTTCGTAAGGCCGTTGACGTTCAGGAGGCGGCAGCCGACCAGGGCGCTTGCGCCCCTTGGACTCGTGGCAATAACTGTCCCCTTGCTGAAAATTTGAACCAACAAGGGAAAGACAAATCAGCTGATGGGGATACCAGAACGGATATCACCCGCATGGATGACAAGGAGTTGCACGATTACCTGCACAGTATGAGCAAAAAAGAACGCCGGGAACTGGCAGCAAGGTTACACCTGGTTAAACCGAAACGGCGTAAAGACTACAAACAGCGAATTACAGACCATCAGCGACAGCAGCTCGTGTATGAGCTGAAGTCCAGAGGGTTTGATGGTAGCGAGAAAGAGGTCGATTTACTCCTTCGCGGCGGCAGTATTCCGTCAGGAGCAGGCCTGCGTATCTTCTATCGGAACCAGCGTTTGCAGGAAGATGATAAGTGGCGAAACCTGTATTAATTACGATGGTTAACCATTCGTGCTCTTAATAATACCAGGCATATCAGGCTGATAAACGTAAAAAAACGTTTTACATCAGTAAGATTATTATATACTGTAATTATAAACAGTGGTTATGCATACAGTATTGCGTGTGGTGTCATAGGAGGAAAGATGCAGGACTATTTTTTGGAGTCTTTGAAGCTCCAGCGCATTGATTTTTTTCTTAAGCTTGTAGCGGCCAGTGAGTGTAGTGATGAAGAGAAGGGACTGGCTCTGCAGTGGGTTTCTGAATTGACTGATGAACTCATGGCAAAAATCAGAAGCCACGAATACAACCGCTCAATGGATGTCATCAGCTGAGGTGACTTTTATGCGCATTGAAATAATGATCGATAAAGAGCAGAAGATTAGCCAGTCTACCCTGGACGCCCTTGAATCCGAGCTTTACCGTAATCTGCGCCCCCTGTATCCCAAAACGGTAATTCGTATCCGCAAAGGTAGCTCTAACGGTGTGGAACTGACCGGACTGCAACTGGACGAAGAAAGGAAGCAAGTGATGAAAATTATGCAGAAGGTGTGGGAAGACGACAGCTGGCTGCATTAAGAAACGTTGCTGGCGTCTGAACTTGTTTCTGGCGTCAGCAAGGTTGAACAACGAACCCTTGCGAGGCGTTAGCTCTGTAGTGCATGTCTATGCCGCATGAGATCGCATGATTGTTTGAGGATCGTTTTTGCTAAGGCCCGCCAGAACTGGTGGGCTTTTGCGTAGATCATGCAGGTGCATGAAAACCACTACATAAAGCGGGCAGGCGTGGCGGGGATACGAGCGCGCGCAACGGGGTGAAATGGTGAAAATCCGGCGCAATCTCCGGCACGCTGGCGGCTTCAATCGGTGAGGGTGAGGGAGCGGCAGCAAAAAAGAAGCGCCCCGCAGAATGCTGCTGAGGCGCTCAGGTTATGGTTAACGGAATGCCTGCCGGCTCAGCAGTTGGTGAAATCTCCTGAATGGTGGTGGAACTGCGATGTGCCGTTGCAACCGGCGCATACTGAACCGGTATTACGGATAACACGTATCGCTCTGTCATCCCATAATTCCACCATGCCGCTGTCTTTAACGTTCGTCACCATCAGGTCCGGCAGTTCATTGGCTTTCAACCAGGCTTTAACTTGCTTCACTCCGGCACGCGAACCAGCCCGGACGGTAAAAATTCGTACTTCAATATCATCCTTGTGCCATTTGCGGACCCTTTCCGCCATGCCGGGAATGGCATCACCTATTAGCGCCCCGCTCTCTGGCGGGTACACCGCCAGCGTGCCATCCAGATCAACGCCGATCCATCCCATACATTACCCCCTGTTGCTATCAGCACTTTCATCAAGTTGTAAAGAATAAGGCTCGAAGCAGATCACCTCTTCACCCAGCCAGTCGTTAAGCTCCTGCAGTCGCTTCTGCAGCGGCATCAGCTCGTTGCGGACAAAGACGCGGCTGGCCTTTTCCACATCACCAAAGCCGCCGGTATTGTTGGGAATAATGCCCATCATCTGCGGCGGTACGCGGTGCGCTGCCATCATGTCATCGCGGCTCACGTTCTTGATGTTCAGAAACTCATCCTTTGCCGCAACCTCCGATAACGGGATGATCTGAAGCCCGTCCTTTTTGCCGTTAGGCGAGTACATAAACAGGTTACGGAAGTTACCAGGACCTTTGGCACTTTTCATTGCGTTGCGGAGGTTGTTCACATCCTCCTGGTTCTGCGCGGCGTCGGTCATGTACATGATGAAGCCCGCATGGCTGCCGTTAATGTAATACTTCCGGCGGAACAGCGTGGCGGACTCGTTGAGCAGGGCGGATGGAATGGCAGAAAGGTAACCTGGCAGACCATAAATCTCCTGGTTGATATCCGGCTCCATCAGGTGGAAGACGTTACCTTTTGTGAACTGATACGGCTGTGTCGTCAGGCTGTATTGCACAAACCAGTATGTTTCAAGGTCAAGCCCGCGCCGGGTGTATTTTGCCAGTGCAGGCTCCAGCGAAATAACTTCACCGAAACGGTTCGTGCGCTTCTCCAGGTAGCCGTTACCAAAAACCAGATAGTCCTGCACAAAACGGGTAAATGCCTGCTGACTGAGAAGACGATGCGGAATATAGGTACTGCTGATAATGTCACGCTTAACACTGATGGGGGAGCTGTGATGCACAGCGGCGCGGAAGGTGCGCGCCAGTCCGTCAAAGCTGACGGGCGGCTCATACCAGCGATCTGTCTGTACGCATTCCACATAGTCCAGCAGTTCGCGGCGGTCAAGTACTGGAACGGGATCACCGAAGCTGAATGCTTCGGCTGAAGTCTGGCTTTTATGCTGAATCTGGTTCGTCGACGCAGCGCGGTTCTTCTTACTCTTTCCCATCAAAAAATCTCCACAATATTGCTGGTATTGGCGGACTCGCCCTGCAGCGGTTCGTTAAACAGTGCGTGCATTGTTGCCCAGGCCAGATCGGCGTGGCTGGCCTCTTCGCTGCGGCTGGCTTCATAGGTCGGGCGGTTGCCACTGGCGGTGGTGGCACGACGGATTGCCATAAAGGACTGCGCAATGTCGGTATGCCCGGCGTCAAACTCCAGACGGCGGTGACTGATAATGTCGTAGGCTTTGAGTACCAGGGCGTTTTTAACGTTGGGGTTGTAGACAAACTCCCGGACGGCTGGAAAAAACGCTTTCACGTTCTCGTAAACCCCGTGACCGACGCCGGTCGAGTCGATGCCGATGTAGGTCACGTTGTACTGTTCGGTCAGTTTTTTGATCGCGTCAGCCTGGGCGCGGAAGTCCATCCCGCGCCACTGGTGACGCTCAAGAATGCGGAACTTACCACCCGACACGGCTGGCGGTGCCACCACCACGCATCCGGCGCTGTCGCCGTTTTGCGTACCTTTTGCCGGGTCATAACCGATCCACACTTCGCGCCAGCCAAACGGGCGCAGAGCCAGTGCATGAAAGTCGGTCCAGACTTCCCAACTGTCCACCATGCACGCCTGCAGCTCGCTGAGCGGGAACACGGACGCGAGATCGTCCACAAACTCGCACATCAGCAGGTTCTGGTATTCGTCCGGGCTGTACTCCATGCGCAACTGGTCAAGGTCGAACAGGTTACAGCCGCCGCGCACCGCATCTTCCACGGTGACTATCTGGCGGTATTGCCCGTCTGCGCACAGCAGGCCGGGGGCCAGATTGCTGTGGGACAGGTCGATGTCCACCTTGTCGGCCTTGTTGCGCCCACGGTTGAACAGCGCACCGGACCAGAACGGATAAGCACTGTGGGTCAGGCTGGATGGCGTGGAAAAATAGGTTTGTCGCCATTTTTTGTGAATAGCCATACCGGAAGCCACTTTGCGCAGCTCCTGGAATTTCGGTATCCAGAAATATTCATCCAGATACAGGTTGCCGTGGTAACTCTGGGCCGTGCGGGCATTGGTGCCGAGGAAGTAAAGCGTGGCCCCGTTGGGAAGCACCATCGGATCGCCTTTCAGCTCCACTTCCACTTCTTTGGCGAAGTCGATGATGTACTGCTTAAAGACGTGGGCCTGTGCCTTGCTGGCGGAAAGGAAAATCTGGTTACGTCCGGTAAGCAGAGCGTCAATCAGGGCTTCACGGGCAAAGTAAAAGGTCGCGCCGATCTGGCGTGATTTCAGCAGGTTGCGGATGCGGTTGGTTTTTCCGGCTTCCCACCAGTGGCGCTGGTAGTTGAACATGGAGGAATGGAAGATTTCTTCCAGCTTCTCAATCTGCTCATCGGTGAAAACATTCTTTTCCGGCTGACGGCGCGGGCCTTTGTTGCGGTTGGCAACGTTAGGGTTTAAGTCGGCTTCGTTGCCGCCATTGTTAAACTTGCCGATCCGCGCGTGGCGTTCCGACTGGCGCGCCAGCAGGTCAATCTCTTTGAAATCTTTCCCTTCTTTGTGCTCCTTCATAATGAGCTGGCAGTAGCGTGCGGCGGTGGTGAGCTGCATCTGATCCAGCGGCCCATAGTCACCCCACTTGTCGCGTTTTTTCCAGCTGTGAACGGTTGCAACTTTCTCGCCCAGCATTTCAGCAATGCGGGCTACGCGGTATCCCTGAAAGTAGAGCAGCATGGCCTGCCGACGGGGATCGAGATCTGCGGGTGTCAGTGTGGTGTTCATGGCACAAACCTACAGCCTTGAATGAAGGCTTTCCCCGCCTGCGGTTTGTGTGGTTGTCGGTACAAATACCGCGCATTGTTTCACTGCCCCCATCACCGCAACCATAAGGCTCCAGTAAGTTTTTTCTAACGGAGCACGGCTCATGACAGTGAAAGCAAAGCGTTTTCGCATCGGGGTGGAAGGTGCCACTACCGACGGACGCGAAATCCAGCGTGAATGGCTGGAACAGATGGCAGCCAGCTACAACCCGGCGGTGTATACCGCGCTGATTAACCTTGAGCACATCAAGTCTTATCTGCCGGACAGCACCTTTAACCGCTACGGCAAGGTGACGGCGCTGTTTGCTGAAGAAATCACGGAAGGTCCGCTGGCAGGCAAGATGGCGCTGTATGCCGACGTTGAGCCAACGGAATCCCTGGTGGAACTGGTGAAAAAAGGCCAGAAATTATTCACCTCTATGGAAGTCAGCCCGAAGTTTGCTGATACGGGCAAAGCCTACCTGGTCGGCCTGGCTGCCACTGATGACCCTGCCAGTCTGGGCACTGAAATGCTGACATTCAGCGCCAGTGCAGCCCATAACCCGCTGGCAAACCGCAAGCAGAATCCCGCCAATCTTTTTACCGCTGCAGAGGAAACGGTGATCGAACTGGAAGAAATCCAGGATGACAAACCGTCCCTGTTTGCCCGTGTCACGGCGCTGTTCACCAAAAAAGAGCAGTCCGATGACGCCCGGTTCTCTGATGTGCATAAGGCCGTGGAACTGGTCGCCACTGAGCAGCAGAACCTGAGTGCGCGCACCGAAAAATCCCTGTCTGAGCAGGAAGAACGCCTGTCTGAGCTGGAGACTGCCCTGCAGGCACAGCAGACCGCCTTTAACGAACTGGTGGACAAGCTGAGCCAAGAAGACAGCCGCCAGGACTACCGCCAGCGTGCAACAGGCGGTAACGCCCCCGCTGACACTCTGACCAATTGCTGATGGAGCACAAAACCTGATGAAGAAGAATACCCGCTTTGCTTTTAACGCTTACCTGCAGCAACTGGCGCGTCTGAACGGTGTGGCAGTTGAAGAACTGTCCAGCAAGTTCACCGTAGAGCCGTCCGTGCAGCAGACATTGGAAGACCAGATCCAGCAGTCCGCCGCTTTCCTGACGCTGATTAACGTCACGCCAGTGACTGAGCAGTCCGGTCAGCTGCTGGGGTTGGGAGTTGGCAGCACCATTGCCGGAACCACTGATACCACCGCGAAAGAGCGTGAACCTGTCGATCCGACGCTGATGGTCGATGTGGAATATAAATGCGAGCAGACCAACTTTGACACGGTACTGACCTACGCGAAGCTGGACCTGTGGGCGAAGTTTCAGGATTTTCAGGTGCGTATCCGTGACGCCATCGTGAAACGTCAGGCACTGGACCGCATCATGATCGGCTTTAACGGCGTGAAGCGTGCGAAAACCTCCAACCGTAGCGAAAACCCGTTATTGCAGGATGTGAATAAAGGCTGGCTGCAGAAAATCCGTGAGGATGCACCGGATCACGTCATGGGCAGCACCACCACGGGCGGTGAAACCACACCGGGTGCGGTGAAAGTCGGGAAAGGTGGCGAATATGCCAACCTGGACGCCGTGGTGATGGATGCCGTTAATGAGCTTATCGACGTGGTCTATCAGGACGATGACGATCTGGTGGTGATTTGCGGTCGTGAACTGCTGTCTGACAAGTATTTCCCGCTGGTCAACAAAGAGCAGGAAAACAGTGAAAAACTGGCTGCCGATATGATCATCAGTCAGAAACGCATGGGTGGCCTGCAGGCCGTGCGTGCGCCGTTCTTCCCGCCGAATGCGCTGCTGATCACCCGTCTGGATAACCTGTCCATCTACTGGCAGGAAGACACCCGCCGCCGTTCAGTTATCGACAACCCGAAACGTGACCGGATTGAAAACTTTGAATCCGTTAACGAAGCCTATGTGGTTGAGGACTACCGCTGCGCCGCACTGGTGGAAAACATCCAGATTGGTGATTTCAGCGCCGCCGCAGCCGAAACCGGAGCGTAATCCATGAGCCTGAGTCCCGCACGGCAGCATCGCCTGCGCGTTCAGGCTGAACAGGCCGCCCGCGAGGGCGGCAGTGTTCGCCACGCATCGGGCTATGACCTGATGCTGCTGCAACTGGCGGAAGACCGCCGCCGTCTCAAGGGCGTTCAGTCCACGGTCAAAAAAGCGGAAATCAAGGTGGAGCTGCTGCCGAAGTACGCCGCCTGGGCGGAGGGCGTCCTGGCTGCCGGAGGCGCTCAACAGGATGACGTGCTGATGTACGTGATGCTGTGGCGCATTGATGCCGGAGATTATGCCGGGGCGCTGGAGATCGGGCGTCATGCCCTGCGTCATGGCTGGGTGATGCCGCTGGGTAACCGCAACGTGCAGACCGTGCTGGCAGAGGAAATGGCAGATGCAGCGCAGAGCGCAATGCTTGCCGCCACCGACTTTGATGCCGATCTGTTGCTGCAGACGCTGGAGCTGACAGACGGTCTGGATATGCCGGACCAGTCACGGGCGCGTCTGCATAAAGCGATTGGCGCTGTCCTGAGTGAAAGCAATCCGGCTTCCGCCCTTAATCATCTCAACCATGCGTTACAGCTCGATCCCCGCTGTGGCGTGAAAAAAGACAAACAGCAGCTGGAGCGCAGACTGCGCAATGACAGCCGCTGACAGAACGTGCCCCCGCGCACGGGCGGCACGGGGTGGCGAAAGGCACTGCCACATCAAAATCCCGTCCACCGCCCTCTATTTCAGGAGAAAGCAGCATGAAGTTTGTTGCGCCAGAACAGGCACCGGAACAGGCGGAAATCATCAGAAATACGCCGTTCTGGCCTGATGTGGACCTGTCGGAGTTTCGCTGTGTCATGCGCACTGACGGCACGGTGACGCAGCCGCGTTTAAAGCAGGTTGCGCTGTCGGCAATTTCGGAGGTCAACGCAGAGCTGTATGAGTTTCGCAGACGTCAGCAGATGCTGGGATATGCCTCGCTGGCAGAGGTTCCGGCGGAACAGCTGGACGGCAAAAGTGAGCGCATTCATCACTATTTCAACGCGGTTTACTGCTGGGCACGCGCCATGCTCAACGAGCGTTATCAGGACTATGACGCCACGGCATCCGGTGTGAAGCGGGGCGAGGAACTGGCGGAAGCAAGCGGTGATTTGTGGCGTGACGCCCGCTGGGCCATCAGCCGGGTGCAGGATGCGCCGCACTGCACAGTGGAGCTTATCTGATGAAAGTGCGTGCGCATCAGTATGACACGGTGGACGCGCTTTGCTGGCGTTATTACGGGCGCACGCAGGGTGTCACGGAGCAGGTACTGAAGGCAAATCCGGGGCTTGCCGAATACGGCCCCTTTTTACCTCACGGGCTGCAGGTGGAGCTGCCGGACATTCCGACAACCACCACCGTGCAGACCGTCCAGCTATGGGACTGAATTATGACGCTTGAGCGAATCAGCGCCTTTATCACGTATTGCATCGCCGTCGTGCTGGCCTGGCTGGGCGATTTGTCCATCAAGGATGCCTCAACGCTGGGCGGCCTGATGATTGGTGTACTGATGCTGGCTATCAACTGGTACTACAAACACAAAGCCTACCAGCTTCTGCGCGACGGGCAGATCTCGCGGGAGGACTATGAATCCATCAATCGTTAAACGCTGCCTTGTCGGGGCCGTGCTGGCTATTGCTGCCACGCTGCCGGGTTTTCAGCAGCTTCACACCTCCGTGGAGGGGCTGAAACTGATTGCTGATTACGAAGGCTGTCGTCTGCAGCCGTATCAGTGCAGCGCGGGTGTCTGGACCGACGGCATTGGTAATACGTCGGGCGTCATTCCCGGCAAAACCATTACGGAGCGACAGGCAGCAGAAGGGCTGATCTCCAACGTGCTGCGTGTGGAGCGGGCGCTGGAAAGGTGTGTGAAGCAACAGCCGCCGCAGAAGGTGTATGACGCTGCGGTGTCGTTTGCCTTCAACGTGGGAACGGGCAATGCCTGCAGTTCCACACTGGTGAAATTACTCAATCAGCGGCGCTGGGCGGATGCGTGCCGACAGTTGCCGCGCTGGGTTTATGTGAAAGGTGTTTTTAATCAGGGGCTGGATAACCGCCGTGCGCGGGAGATGGCCTGGTGCTTACAGGGAGCAAACTGAAATGAAAAAGAAAGTAATCAGCGGGCTGTTTCTGATGTTATGGATGGCGCTGTTGATCGCAGCAATGGTGTATCCGCAGGGGATTTTTCCGGTACTGGCAGCGTCCGGTGTCTGGGTAGCCTGTCTGCTGACATGGGCGGTAATTCCGGTAGCACTGGCTGCGTTAATTAAGAACGGCCCGCTCTGGCAGGAGTTGAGGGCATCTTTGCTAAAGACCATTACCCGAAAAGAAAACGTATTTATCAGCTGGGTGATGCGATTGCTGATTGTCGTAAGTTTCGCCTGGACGGGGTGGGCTATTACCCTGGTCTTTTATCTGCTGACCGTTATTGCCTTCTGGATGATCCGTAATCAGATTGCGCAACAGGTAGCAGCATGAACCGGTTGCTGCTGGTTGTGCTGGCGTTATTACTGGCGGCGCTGGGCTGGCAGACGTGGCGGCTGGCTGATGCCAGCCAGACCATCAGCACGCAGGCAGACGAGCTTCGGAGCAAAAGCCAGGCACTGGCAAAGAGCAACAGCCAGCTTATCAGCCTGTCCATTCTGACTGAAACCAATAACCGGGAGCAGGCGCGGCTCTATGCCGAAGCAGAACAGACCAGTGTACTGCTGAGACAACGACAACACCGGATTGAGGAACTGAAACGTGAGAACGAGGATTTACGCCGCTGGGCTGATACTCCTTTGCCTGCTGACATTATCCGGCTGCGGGAACGCCCCACACTCACCGGAGGTGCAGCTTACCGTCAGTGGTTGTCCGCGAGTGACGCCGTGTCGGCTGGGGCAGGCAGCGCCGCGCACTAACGGTGACCTGAACGCGTTGCTGGATGAAACGGAGGCCGCCTGGGCGGTCTGTGCAGACAAAGTGGACATGATTATTGCGTGTCAGGAGCGAAACAGTGAACAAACCACAATCCCTGCGCCACGCCCTCAATAAAGCGGTGCCTTATGTCCGCAATAACCCGGACAAACTGCATCTGTTTGTGGATAACGGTTCGCTGGTTGCCACGGGGGCCGGCTCCATGTCATGGGAGTACCGCTATACCCTGAACGTGGTGATAGAGGATTTCAGCGGCGACCAGAATCTGCTGATGGCCCCGGTTTTACTGTGGCTTCGGGATAACCAGCCCGATGCCATCAATAACCCGGCGTTACGGGAAAAGCTATTCACCTTTGATGTGGATATTTTGCGCAACGATGTCTGTGATATCAGCCTTAATCTGCAACTGACGGAACGTGTGCTGGTCAGCACTGACGGCAGTGTGTCGAGCGTTGAAGCTGTAGCAGAACCCGATGAACCTGAAGAAATGTGGACGGTGAAACGTGGCTGAACTGCAGAAGGTGGACGACTGGCTGAGTGCCTTGCTGGCGAATCTGGAACCAGCCACGAGAAGCCGCATGATGCGCCAGCTGGCGCAGGAACTGCGCCGGACACAGCAGCAGAATATCAGGATGCAGCGCAATCCAGATGGCAGCAGTTATGAACCGCGACGGGTAACAGCACGAAGTAAAAAAGGGCGCATCAAACGTCAGATGTTTGCAAAGCTGCGCACCACAAAATACCTGAAAACTGCCGCCAGCGCGGATTCTGCCAGCGTACAGTTTGAAGGTAAGGTGCAGCGCATTGCCCGCGTTCATCATTACGGCCTGCGCGATCGCGTCAGTCCAAAGGGGGGAGTCATTAAGTATCCATCCCGAAAATTGCTGGGTTTAAATGAACATACTGAAAATGAAGTAAGAGATTTACTTTTAAAGTATTTTTTGATGAAAAATTAGAATGTTTACGCACTTAATAAACTTAAATAACTTTTTATGCTTTGGCAAAAAGGGAAAAGGTCTATTTTAATTTTCCAGTTTTTTTTGTTTTGAACCCCAGAAGCAATAATAGAACCATCCCAATATTTTATTCCATTTTTGCCGGTCTTTTTTGTTAACTCAAAACTTAATGCGTGAATAATTTTGTTGCAGCATTCGCGTATAGAACCTTTAACATGACCATCTATAACAAAAAGTATATTTTCATGTTCTTCAAATGCTTCTTTCTCAGGTGAGTAATCTGGGTTCCACTCATGTTCACTAGTGTCTTGGAGAATTCGTAGTTTTGTACAAAGGCTAATAAGATTGTTGCTAATGGTATATTCCAACCATCCGTTGTACGATAACTCCTCTATTTCAAATTCAGTTACTATAGAACCATCATATACTTTCTGTGTGGAATATATACGCTGTAAATAAAATTCAGATGAACAGCATAATTGCTCAATTATTCTTGCGTGTTCTTCTATAGCGTAATAATCAATTGGATGGCTCATTCTTTTACCTTTCTTCGATTGGAATTGTATTTGTGTCATTTACCACACAAGGACGTATTGATGCCATAGATTCAAGGTCCGTGCAACCTAACCCTATGAACGCACAACTAACCGAAATCATGCGCCTTATCACCAACCTGATCCGCACTGGGGTAGTCACCGAAGTGGACCGGGAGAACTGGCTTTGCCGGGTGAAAACGGGCGAGCTTGAAACCAACTGGATCAGCTGGCTGACGCTGCGTGCCGGGAATGCCCGGACATGGTGGCGACCATCGGAAGGTGAGCAGGTGGTGCTGCTGAGTCTGGGCGGCAATCTGGAAACCGCCTTTGCGTTGCCCGCCATCTATTCGAATCAGTTCGCGCCACCGTCGACGTCGGCGGAAGCCTGCGTGACAGAACATCCTGACGGTGGCTGGTTTGAATACGAACCAGCCACCGGGCGCTGGTATGTCAGGGGCATCAAATCCATGGTCATTGAGGCTGCCGACAACATCACCCTGAAAACCAGTGAGTTTGTGCTGGAGGCTGACCACACGCGTATTAACAGCGAAGTAGTGATCAATGGTGGCGTTACCCAGGGCGGCGGTGCAATGAGTTCTAACGGAATTGTGGTTGATGCACATCAGCATACTGGCGTCCTGAAAGGCGGCGACACAACCGGAGGCCCGGTATGACGCTTTATAGCGGGATGAACAATACCAGCGGCAAAGCTATTACTGATATTGACCATCTGCGCCAGTCGGTGCGGGACATTCTGCTGACACCGCAGGGTAGCCGCATTGCCCGCCGGGAATATGGTTCCCTGCTATCCGCCCTGATTGACCAGCCGCAGAACCCGGCGCTACGCCTGCAGGTCATGTCTGCGGTCTATGTGGCGCTGAGTCGCTGGGAGCCACGGCTTACGCTGGATTCCATCACCATCAGCAGCAATTTTGACGGCTCCATGGTGGTTGAGCTTACCGGGCAGCGCAATAACGGCGCGTCGGTTTCCCTTTCCGTATCAACAGGAGCAGACAATGGCAGTGATTGACCTTTCCCAGTTGCCCGCGCCGCAGATAGTGGACGTGCCGGATTTTGAGACGCTGCTGGCTGAGCGCAAGGCCGCATTTGTGGCCCTTTATCCGGCGGATGAGCAGGACGCGGTGCGGCGCACGCTGGCGCTGGAATCTGAACCCGTCACCAAGCTTCTGCAGGAAAGCACCTACCGTGAAATCCTTTTGCGCCAGCGTATTAACGAGGCCGCGCAGGCGGTCATGGTGGCGTATGCCATCGGCGGCGATCTCGATCAGCTGGCAGCCAACTACAACGTGAAACGCCTGACGGTAACGCCTGCCGACAACGACGCGGTGCCGCCGGTCGCGGCAGTAATGGAAAGCGATGAGGCACTGCGCCTGCGTGTTCCGGCTGCGTTTGAAGGTTTGTCCGTTGCAGGACCGACGGCGGCCTATGAGTTTCACGCCAAAAGCGCGGACGGGCGCGTGGCGGATGCCAGCGCAACCAGCCCGGCACCGGCGGAGGTGGTGCTTACCGTACTGAGCCGTGAGGGTGACGGTACGGCAGAGGCTGATCTGCTGGCGGTGGTGGAGCAGGCGCTTAACAGTGAGAACGTGCGCCCGGTGGCAGACCGCCTGACGGTGCGCAGCGCCGAAATAATCCCGTACAGCGTGGATGCGACGATCTTTCTTTATCCGGGGCCGGAAGCTGAGCCGGTGATGGCGGCGGCAAAAGCTAGCCTGCAGAAGTACATCGCCAGCCAGACGCGGCTGGGCCGTGATATCCGTCGCAGCGCCATTTATGCCGCGCTGCACGTTGAGGGTGTCCAGCGTGTGGAACTGGCCTCCCCGCTGGATGATATGGTGCTGAATAAGACGCAGGCGGCATCCTGTACGGAATGGAGCGTAACCAACGGGGGCACGGATGAATAGCCTGCTGCCGCCCGGTTCATCGCCGCTTGAGCGCCGACTGGCGCAGACCTGCAGCGGCATTTCCGATCTGCAGGTGCCGCTGCGCGACTTGTGGAACCCGGCAACGTGTCCGGTCAGCTTTCTGCCGTATCTGGCGTGGGCGTTTTCCGTCGACCGCTGGGACGAAAGCTGGACGGAGAGCGTCAAGCGCCGGGTGGTGCAGGACGCTTTCTATATCCATCAGCACAAGGGGACAACCAGCGCTGTGCGGCGCGTGGTGGAGCCGTTCGGCTTCCTGATCCGCATCATTGAGTGGTGGCAGACCGGCGAAACGCCGGGGACGTTTCGCCTTGATATTGGCGTGCAGGAACAAGGCATCACGGAAGAAACCTATCTGGAACTTGAGCGGCTGATCGGTGATGCCAAACCGTGCAGCCGTCACCTGATCGGCATGTCCATCAACCTGCAGACCAGTGGGCCGTATTTTATGGGGGCTGCCACTTACACCGGCGAAGAAATCACGATCTACCCGTATATCAACGAAACCATTATTTCCGGCGGCACCGCTTATGAGGGCGGGGCAGTCCATGTTATTGACACAATGAGAGTAAATCCATGAGCGCAAAATTTTACACCCTGCTGACGGAAATCGGGGCGGCGAAACTGGCAAGCGCCGCCGCGCTCGGCATTCCGTTGAAAATTACCCAGATGGCGGTGGGCGACGGTGGTGGCGTATTACCAACGCCAAGCGCGCAACAGACCGCGTTAGTTGCTGAAAAACACCGCGCCGCGCTGAATATGCTGTATATCGATCCGCAGAACAGCAGCCAGATTATTGCTGAGCAGGTGATCCCCGAAACGGAGGGAGGTTGGTGGATTCGTGAGGTAGGTCTGTTTGATGAGACTGGAGCACTGATTGCTGTGGGCAACTGCCCGGAGAGCTACAAACCGCAGCTGGCGGAGGGGAGCGGGCGCACGCAGACCGTGCGCATGGTGTTGATTACCAGCAGCACAGATAACATCACCCTGAAAATTGATCCGGCAGTGGTGCTGGCGACCCGTAAATATGTTGATGACAAGGTGCTGGAACTAAAGGTGTATGTGGATGACCTGATGGCTAGACACCTTGCAGCTGCAGATCCTCATACGCAGTATGCACCAAAAGCCAGTCCGACATTCACTGGTACGCCAAAAGCACCAACGGCAGCGGCAGGCAATAATTCCACGCAACTTGCCAATACGGCCTTTGTGCAGGCGGCAATTGCCGCGCTTGTTGATTCCTCACCAGGAGCGCTGGATACTCTGAATGAACTGGCGGAAGCACTGGGCAACGATCCTAACTTTGCCACTACCATGACGAACGCCCTCGCAGGGAAACAGCCTCTAGACAATACCTTAACTGCACTATCAGGAAAATCTGTCGCGGCTCTTCTCGAATACCTTGGTTTGAAAGAAGCGGCGAAGCGGGCAGTAGGAACCGGCGCGGGTCAAATCCCTGACATGTCAGCATTCGAATATGTGGGAAATGCTTCCGCCGGTTATCTGAAGTTGCCGAACGGATTTAAATTGCAGTGGCTTGAAACCCCGGCAAAAGTGCCCGCAAGTTCAACCGGTGTGGGTTACTGGACATATCCATTTTCTGTCTGTTTGTTTGCGATTGCGGTACCGGTTGCTGTTACCACGAATACTACAGCCGGAAACGTTGTGGCCGGGGCATTTTCAAACGCAGCGGTAGAGCTGCATAACTGGGGGCAGATTTCTGCCGCTGCACGAATTTTAGGGGTTGGACGATGAGCGGATTTTATTATTCAGCGAAAACTAATGGCGCGTACCCGCAAAATGACATTGAGATTTTTAAAGCGACTGGCACCTGGCCGGACGATGCGGTTTTAATGTCTGTGGAAGTGTTCAGCGAATTTTTTAGCGAACTACCCCCGGCAGGAAAAATACGCATCGCCGGGCCTGATGGTTTACCTGCCTGGGCTGACATACCAAAACCCTCGAAAGCGGAATTAATTAGTCAGGCAGAACAGCAAAAACAGCGCCGCATAGACGATGCTATGCAGTCAATTAGCGTTATACAGTTGAAACTTCGGGCGGGAAGAAAACTTACACCCGACGAGACGATTAATTTAAATCTGACGCTGGATTATATTGAGGCGGTGGAAGCGACAGACACCTCCACCGCGCCGGATATAAACTGGCCCGCTATTCCGGCTTAACAGGCCAGCTAATGTTGGGCGCTGTTGTGGTATCGACTCGCATCAACAGCACCCGGTATTTCTTCCATTCAGACAACGCGGCGGTTTCTTCTTTCGTCGCCATTCCCTCATCGACTGCACCCTGCCTCCAAGAAATTTCAGAATCGGCCCTCGCCCTTAATACGGAGCGTTCATATTCAGCCTGCGCAATTAATTGTTCCTGAGAAACTGGCGGCGCGGACATGATAATAACCACCCCGTTTTCATCAACAGAAAAAGATTCACCGGGCTTTCGATTCATAGCCTTGGCAAATTCTTTTGCCTCTACTTTTATTGCGTCATTCGGGATATGAGTATAATTCTCATTGTCTGGATAAAATAACCCGTTAGAAAACCAGTAAATAACAGTGTTCATTTATCGCCCCTTAGTATCCGATAGCAATCCATGCACAAGCTTCCCATGAGCCACCAGGTGCCCAATTCTGAATTTGCAGACCCTGAGTCCCAACGGCGTTAACGTTCATTGAATCATTTGAACCATTCGCGCAGCGATTACCCACCGCGAATAAAATGGTGTTGGGAAACGCCACGTTGACGTTATAGGTATTATTTGAATTCGGCGGTGTTAAGGTATATCCCCATTGCAGATAAAGTTTCAGGTTATTGCCGGTAGTCGCAATACATGGAATCTGGATATAGCCGTTCCCGGACATTAACCCCCGGATACTGTCCATATCAACCAGATTTGACGGGCCTCCCATCCCTACGTTTCTTAATGCTGCTGCTCCTAACTGTAGAGATTTCCTGAAAGCCACCACGTCCTGAATGTCACCTCCATTAGCTGCCTTTTGCATAGCCGCGGTTAGTTTGGTTTTGATATCCCCTAAACCAACCTTTGAAAATGGTCA